CATACAAGCAGATCCGGAGTAGAAAATTTTGGTTTTATTTACTCCTTTAAAATCATTCCACTTTTTTTGAGACTCTAATACATTGAGATTAATTGTGACGGAATTATGCATAATATCCGCATCATTATCTCCAGTAAAAACAAATCCAGCTCCTCCCATATCAGCAGCAAACTGATAGATTTCATCAAATGGTTCAAGAAATTTATCTACAATCGATGTATAAAAGTTATTAAACGGTCCAGCATATCTAATACACTTACTTACAAAATTTATGTCTCGCAGGTCTCCCTGAATAAATTCATGCGCTTCGGTTTCAGAAAATTCAGGACGTTTAAGATCAACTCCACGTACCCAATATCCCTCAGAACGAAGTCTTTTTACCATATGACTTCCAATAAAGCCACCAGCACCAAGTACAAGTGCCGTTTTCCTATAATCACTCATAGATTACATTAAACTCTTATTATATATTATACAAAAAAAGAGGGGTTATGTAAACCCCTCTTATGTAACTCAGGCTCGCCACCAATTTTGATTACGAGAAAATTGGAAACTCGGCGGGAGTAAGATCCCATCCGCACCACTTGCCTTTTAAGGAATGGCAAGAAACCTAACAGGGTCATATTTGACTCCACCAGTACTTTTAAAGTCTCTCCGTGACTAAAGAAGGGGAACGCTTCCGACCAGGGTTTTTATAGACTCTCCATGTCTCAATCAAGCAACTTCAGATGTTACCAAATCTTCATAAAGATAATCAATTAGCATTTCATAATCATCTTCAGGATCTCCAGAAAATACTACTCCATTGTTTTCATAATACCTAACAACTTTTTTAAAAAGTTTTGGATTTTTTACGTCAAGGTAAAATTCTCCATTGGCAGCACCACGAAGAGTTTGAATATCTTTTTTAAATTTAGAAGTAAGTGTCATTGTTTTGAATGTTGACCTTAGTATTATAAGAGTTTGATTTGAAGAAGTCAAGTGGACAGTTTTATTAGTGTCTTAAGATCCTTCTTCATGATTCGTATGGATTTTGATTATTTCTTCAAAATCTACCTTCACATCTTCACATATATCAATGATTTCTTTATATGGAACTATTACAGCATTCCCATCAGAGCTTGTAATAATAAATGATTCCCCATTTTCAACTCTTGCCATCAAATTATCAAAATTGGATTGAAATTCTTCTACAGTAAAGGATTGAAGTTCTTCTAGTTCTTGATTCATTTTCATAAAGTAATTTTTATGAGTCGGGGAGACAGGATTCGAACCTGCGACCTAGTGCTCCCAAAGCACCCGCGCTACCAAGCTGCGCTACACCCCGTTACTTATCTTTATGTATAAACATAATACCAGCAAACGGAACGATTGTCAACCCACATCCACAAAGAAAAAGAAAAAGTTGACTTGCCGCGAGTGTTTCGACGAGATGAAAAATCATCTTCCCCTCCAGTTCTTGTATTCATAATACAGATATTGATCAACTTCGTCAAGCCCCTGTAATGGGGCATTTACTTCCCAATTAGACCATTCAACACAAAACTGTTTAATATCATGATTGTGTATCACAGAATGACCATGCATTCTCACAAAAGCTGACATGGCAAAATTATACCTTTGTTTATTGTGGGTATGCATTCTGAAGTCCCCAGAATATAAAAATTATAACTAGGCTAAAAATGAAAAAAGTGGAAAATACTAGATTACTCATAATACTTCTCAACTTCTAATTCCAACTATATATCCAATAATTACTCCGCACATGAATGCTACAAACATATACAACATGTGCGAAGCAAATTCAATAAAAATCAACCAGTCCGTCGTCGTCATCATAATCGTCTTCATAAGTAGATGGTTCTTCAAACAATTCTACCATTTTCTGTTTAAATACTCTTTCTTGAAGTTCTTTTAAATCCTCTTCTGTTAAAACAAACATTTAAGTAATTGGCAGCTCTGATGTTGGTACTTTTCCTTGAAGCAAAGGCGATTTTAATACTTCCCATTTCAAATAAACTACAGTGTCCACCATCCACCAAAATGCAATCGTACATAAAAAGATAGTCAGTACTGTAGAAGCAATACTTAAAACAAGATTAAATTTTTTTGCTTTAAAATGATTTATAACACCAAGTGCCATGATCAGTAGCAAAACTTCATATGTTATAAAATTGTAATAAGTCATTTGTCTTTCAATAAGTCTTCTAATCTTTTACGCATATTTTGACTATCTTGTTTTAGATAATCTCTGAGAGAATAACCTCGCTGACCTCTCATAATACATGTTCCTTGATAAAACATAGTTGCAGCGAATACCAATAGTAGTACTATTCCAATTATTTCAGGGTAATGTCTAACCATGGCAGTAAAGGTGGTATTACTCCAACAAGTCTTAAAAGACCTTCAGCAAACAAAGCAAGAACTACCCAACCAACACACATACTAATTATAGAAGCATTTCGATTGTGTTTTCTTATTGCCTCTGCTATAGATTGATCTATCATCTCTTGAATTTCTTCTGGATTCATAAAAGTACCTCAAATAAAAAATTCCTCATCCATCCTAGTAAAAAACTTATCCATAGGATCCTTTCTAGTCTTTACTATTTCACATGCTCTTTTATAAAACATATTATTTGTATTTCCAGAAGACTCGAAAGTTTCTTTGATACGGACCCAATTATTGTAGGTATGTTGGTCCATAAAATGATTTCGTATTACTACTATATACTAATCAAAGACATTTCAAAGTCAATTAAATGTCAGGATTTTGTAACAGTACTATACAGAAATTGGAATAAAATCTTAAATTGGTATTTTATGTAACTATTTTAAACGGCGAGAGTAGGATTCGAACCCACGGAGGCTTTCACCTCAAACGCTTTCAAGGCGTCCACTTTAAACCACTCAGTCATCTCGCCAATAAAATTTTAACGAATCTCAAAGTCCAATTTACGAACCTTGCGTTGTCTTCTTGCTTCTTGCCAAGCAATATCTTCGTTCGTTAAAATATTTTTTTTAGCATTTTCTTTATAAGAATTTAACATAACAACATTTGAAAGATCAACAGCTGTTATTTTTTCTCCTCTTATCGTAGTCATGTTTGAGCACCCACAAGTTACAGTTTTTGTTGGGTGCCCCTCCAATTCTCTATTACAATTCTTACATCTTACCTTAATATTTTCCATAATAAAAAATTAATATTTCTATTATTTATGGAGTTTTAAATACCGTTATTTTACAACTTTAGTTGGTCCAAAGTTATTATCTTTAATTATGTATTTTTGAGTAAAATCAAAAATACCACGAACAAAATTTAAAGAACTAATAGTTGCTAAAATAATTAAATATATTCTTATTGATTTTATATTTTGAAATATTTTGTTATCCGTTTTTATTCTATCGAGAATACTTCTTTGGTGTAAATTTGGTAATGTTTGTGTTTGCTTTTTGTTATAATCCCATATAACTCCAGAGATTTCAAATCTGGATAGAGTTGCATCACTCGTATTTGTAATTTTTTCAACTATAAAAGGTCTATCTGTAAGGTCCTTATAATGAAAGACGCTTAAATCGATTAAAATTGGATTTTTCGTTTTTGTTACGCAGACTATATGGCTGTTAATTGTTTCATATGTAGATTCTATTGCGTTATCATGCCCAATTAAACTCATACTTGGTCTGTTATTATTTAAAACGGTAAGATCACACTCAACAAGTTCACAATCAACACCCTCAATATAAAGCATTTTTCTAATCATGTCACTCATGCTTAAACAAAACCCAGCCCCTCTAGCAATTATTCCAGAATCCCATAAACTCTCAACTATTTTAATTATTTTTAAATAGTCAGGATCCTTTAATAGAGCTTTATCATTAGAAATGAAGTTTTTGAATTCAGAATTTACCGGTGTTTTAATATTTTTTTTATTTGGTGTATTTTGAACATTTTTTGAATCGCTTTCATTCAGAAGCCTTTGTAGATATGGTTCCATAAAATATAACAACTAATAAATGTTTATTATGATATATTATATAGATCGAATCTTTTCAATCTTATAAAAGCCCCCAACAAGACTTGAACTTGCGACAACCGCTTTACAAAAGCGGTGCTCTACCAACTGAGCTACAAGGGCGAAAGGTGATGAGTGCCCATCACCAGCGGAAGACACTCTCCGCAACGAGCGGGGGTGATCAAATCCCCGACCTAAGAAAACTTAGGATTTAGTGAGTCGGATATGATGATCCCGACTCTTATGGAAGACCCAGACATTTCCAGTCCTTCCAACTCCACAACCTGGATTCGAACCAGGGACCCAACGATTAACAGTCGTTTGCACTACCGCTGTGCTATTGTGGAATGGTGGTAGGAGGGATTTCTATGTGCGGACAGAATCACCTTTCACATCATCCAGTCTAAACCAGCGAGAGGTGTTGCACTTCCTACATTTGATGGAGTAAGTGTGATATACCTCAT